AAATTTTAGTTGGTTCTATTGTAGTTTCAAATGGAATTGATACAGTCCAAGTAGAGGGTACAAATTAATGAGTATTAAAGAATTTGACCAAACCACTACTTTTTCAAATCCAGATTTACCAAGTGGTGCGTTATCTTCAAAGCAATTTAATACGATAGTTGAGCTACTGTCTGAGGGAGAAATAGAGGGCAGTGCAACAGCATCAAAAAACGGAATAACAGATAAAACATCTACTGCATATATAAATAGTTTTAAAAAAGATATTTTTT